TAACAATTTGCTTCTGACTACAGTTTCTTTCTCTGCTATTACTGAATCATAAAACTTTTGAATAGGATCATTTTTAAAGCGAGGAAATGAAAGAAGAATAACCTTCCCGTACTCTGGAAAACGAGACACAACAGATCCACGATACATATCATATATAGCGTCTGCCGTTTTAGCCTGATCATGCCCAGTTGTATTTTCTGTGGCGAAGCCAGAGATTTCGTCAAGGATTACGGCGATAACGTTATATCCCTCAAATGCTTCACGTTCTGAGTGTCCAGAATAAACATTCACATTTTTATCAAATCTAATTTCAGAAGCTTTTGGATCATACTTTCCAGCAAACCAAGGAGATCTTTCTATACGTGTTTTAAACCCTTTAAAGAATACATTGTTGGCCTGTTGTGCGTTAATGGCAATGTTAATAATATCTATTGTGTCCCCTGGTGGTTTACCGTAATATGTGGCGGGGTCTTTAAGACATAATAATAAATATACTATATAGGATACAGATATCGTAGAACAATAATCTTTTCCGCTTCCTTTGCCTAATTGAGCAATTACTTCGTTACACGTTTGTTTAAAACGGCGCTCCCCTTCAGCCTCACCAAAGAGCTTAATAAGAGTGGATTCTTTATATATTTGTGAGCTCTTTTCAATGAGTGTATACTGGTACTCCGAAAGTGGGGGTAATGCGAGATAATCTGGACTTGTAACAAATGTTCGTAAGTCGACTGGCCTTTCATCAAATTCCTCTCCATCTAGGATATCAATGAGATCATTAAAATTAAGATCCACTAGCTTCCTCTGCGTCAATTACAACTGGGTCTACTACTCCAGTGATTTGTGATAAACGCTTTGCAACTTCCATCTTGCATTTAGGGCATGTTGCAGTAACTTCTTTTAATATCTTAACAAGCACTTCTTGCTTTCTTTCTGTTTCCGCCACCTGCGTTGCTAGCTCTGCATTGTCTAGCAGTCCCACCTCTTGCAACATTCCAATTCTTTTTCCTTCAATGTCTGCAATTAATTTTAAGGCGGTAGCTTTTATATTTAATTGACCCGCTTGGTCTGCATCCTCTACGGTTCTCCATGCCTCTTTTATAAGCATGGCATAATGCTGGTCTGCGCCAGAGATGGCTTCCTTTGCTCTGTCACGAGCCCCAGAATCGTTTCTAACGACCTGTTTCCACTCGTCTATATACTCTAACACTTCCGCCCGTTTAAATCCCGTGACGGTGGCAATCTGAGTAGGGTTGTTACCCTTAAGCAATTCCTCTACTACCTTATTCATGCGATCAAAATGATCAGCTAATTCAATGTCCATATATAGATATTATATTCCTAGTCGACTAAAAAATCAACTAGACATTTGCTTGGCAATCTTTAAAAGGACTAAATATCCAATTAAATCATCAATATCATTATCGCCTGGATATTCTGTACCCTTCATTAATCTATTTAATTTATCATCAATTCTTACATGGAGTTGTTCTCTTGGTCCCGCCTTTGAAAATATACGTACAGGCTCTAGAGCGGAATTACCATAAGCAATATTCTTTTTAATCAGCATATGTGCAATTTCATGACAGGTATCCCATATTTCTCTTCCAGCCTCTGTGCCTACTGTAAGTAAATATAAATCCTGGCAATCAAAATCTTTTCTGTCCTCAAATACTGGTTCAAGCATTATCCATCTCCTTGTACAATTGTTTAAGCCCTCTCAATGTTCCGATATCCATATATCGTCCGCCTGGTCTTACTGCCCTGATATTAGACCTTTCATCAATCCAATCCTGAATTTGTTTTCCTGGATGGTCTAACTTAGGATCCAGGTATCTTATCATATTCTTTCGAAATAGCATAGTGCCCCACATATCTTTATAGTCACAGTCAGAAACTTTATCTTTAGATGCATTTACTTTGCCATCAAATCCAATTAAAACCTGTCCAACTCTTCCTTTTAATTCTTCCGTACATTCCCAAACGCCCAACACAAGGTCTGCTGTAGTTTCTTTAAATAACTCTTTATAAATATTTCCTGGGGCATTTAAAATATAAGTATCTGGCATACCCACAAGCACAGTATCATTATATTCGCCTATCATAAATTTAATTGCGTCTGACATAGTGGATGGCTCACGTACAATTAATTTAATATTCATATCCATATTCTGAACAATTGGGACCCATTCTGGCCTAGTGGCAACACGAACTTCATCACAAACTTCTAACATCTGTTCAACATGCCATTGCAACAATGATCTTTCATCTGAAACTGGTAGACAAAATTTAGGTATACCCCCAATACGAGAGGCCTTTCCAGATGCTGGCAATACTCCTATGGTATGCATTATTCGCTCCACTCATGAGGGTTAAAGCCATTTGGATAAGATTGGTTTACTAAAGGATCTTTTTTCCAAGCAATCCATCCCTCTTCTCTGTCATCTCCCCAATATAAATGAACCACATCTTTATCCAAAAGACGTCTTGCTTCTTCACCATGCAATATCTTTACTTTATTTTCTTTTAAAAATGGCATTTCCATTAGCTCTGGCGCCCAATCATTCAAATGCTTTTGATAAGGCTCTACGCCCAACTCTTTATACATAGCATCAGTAAACATTTGAACATCTGTATAGTAATGTACCATATGGTTATGCTCTACAATTTCTTGCCCAACTCTTTCAATACATAAATCGATTGCGCTCTTAAGTAAAGGATGCCCAGCTCTTGCTGCAATTGTTTGTGTAGCAAGCCATGGAGTATCTCTTTCTATATCTAATATCATGTCATAGTCTTGATTTAGCCAGCTATCTATTGAAACTTTGCAATGAGTATCCATGTCAGCATATACTCCGCCATAAATATAAAGAATTGCAAATCTCCAAAGTCCTGCCTTCATAACTCCAAGAGGCAAGTTCTTGTATACATTGTAAACATTTTCTTCAAAGTTATTCTTAAAGAATTCTTCTCTACCTGGCCCGCTCATATATCCGTGAACCCATGAAGGATTATTCGCAGTCCATGTGCCTATACTTTGCTTAGCATATTTTGGCAAATCGTCATATGCTGTTTCATATGTTTGCCATATTTTATTTTCTATCATTTTATTAGTCCATTATCCTTCAATGCACGATATATGGTCATAGTTGTTACGCCACATTCTTTAGCTATTTCTTCCATAGACTTTCTTTGTACTACATATCTACGATATAACCAATCTTTGCTTTTATATAATTTCATCGTTCTGTTAACACCGTATTTGAATAATGAGCAATGCCGAATGCATCTGCTACATCAAAATCATCTAATTCTAAATTGTATTTTTTATTAAAGTAATCTACTGTTCTTTGCTTTCTAATTTCCCGCATCTTTGCCTTATACCAAGAATCGGCATGCCCTGGATTTTCAAATCTCAAGTTATCCTTTTCCATCTTTGTAGGGTTTTTATTCCCAATGTGTGCCTGCCAAGAAGTAGGAGATATGGTCATAACCTTAGCACCAGTAGACATAAGCTCTGCAATAACAACTCCATACACATAAGACAATTTAATTACAGCATCTGGGGATTTGACAAATACTGCACCCTCGACAACAATATAATCTGATTTAAGTTGTGGAAGCATCGCATGCATTTTAACCTTAGCGTCATATATTTTTTCATATATGTCGGATCCAGTAAATTCTATTTTGCCCCACCTTACTGGCTCATTATTATCCATAAGGCAGAAGGCGACGGAATTAGTAGAAGCATCTATACCTAATACTCTATTTGCTTTAATCTTAACTAGTTCAGCTAATTTCATCTATCATCCTTAAGAGTTTTGATTTCTGATTTATATCTATTTTTTTCTGGCAACCAGCGCATACTGAAGATTCGTTATATCTACTAAGCCTTGTTTTACACTTGGCACATGTTCTTTTTGCGCCTTTCCTGATAGCCTTTTTCTCATAATATTTTTCCATAATGCGTCTATTTGTAGCAATACGGCAGCACTCATCTGAGCAATACTTTTGATTATGAGTCTTTGCATTAAACTCTTTAGCGCATTCTTTATTGGCACAGATCATACTTTAGGAACCTCATAGGCTTCTATTTGAACTGTTCCTGTTTCTCCCGCCCAGCATTCTTTTTTAATTGGACAATTCTTGCATGCATACGATGTTTTTAAAAATGGTCTCATTGGAATACCGCCATCTTTAAAATTATCATAAACTTCACATAGCCACAAGAATAACCCTTCTACGATTTCTTTATTCTTAGCATTCATCTGTACTGGAATCAAAAGAAGCTCTTGGGTATTTTTATTTTCATATAAGAAGAAGGCCTCATTAATTTCTTTTAACTTCATATATGTAAGCAATTGAAGCAGGTGATTAGCTGATGGTGACATTTCTGCCTGTCTTGTATCCCAAACCTCTTGCTTTGCCGTTTTAATTTCTCCAATTACTGGGCTGCCATCCCAATTAAATACTAGATCTATGAAGCCACGAATTGGTGGATATTCATTCTTGATTTCTATTTCAGTCTGAACATCTGATACTGAGCCGCTCATTTTCTCAATAAGACCTTGAATTCTTTCATGGGCCTGAGTTCCCTGTGCCATATTAGCTACAGCCTGTGCATCATTACTGTCTATGAAATGAGCACCATTAAATGCCATATACCAGTATCTTGGGCAATTGCCTTGCCCGTAACCAAATGAGCTTGGACTAAAAGAATACTTCTGCATATCTCCATCTGGCCTCTTTGTAGCGATGTAGGCATCGTCAAGCATCTTGGCAAATTCTTTTACATCAAACTTACCATCATACTTTTTATATTTTAAATTCTTAACTATTTCTCTAGCCATTATAACGAACAATATACTTGAGGGCATCCACAAGTTTATCTATCGACTCCTTTGCTGAATAATATACATTCTTCTTATTGTTATTAGCGGTTCCCGCTTTATCTTTAGCAATAGTAGAATATACTGCTGCAAGCATTGAAAACTTTGTTGACATGGCTTGCAATTCTATAATTAAACCTGGCGCCTTTGCTGCTGGAACATCTGGGTTCATTAGCAGCTTAACCACGATAGCCAGGGTTTTATCAAGATGTTCATCCTTCATAAACTCATGAAGGTCATTAAACTCTGTGATATCGCTGATTAATTCCAATGCGCTTTTATCGCTCATGCCAATACCTTTGTGACTAAAGCATATCCAATCCATAGGCCCACGATTCCCATAAGACCTGCAAATACTGGAGGAGCTGGAATAGGAAGTTTAAATGCGCTGAATATTCCGCCTACCATTGCTCCTACTAATGTTGTCATCAATATCTCTCTCATTCTGCCCACTTTTCTACTAATTGTTCCAGTAAAGACCATTCTATTACTGCTAATCTTGTTTTACTATTTCCTTCTCCTATTACCAGTTTAAGTACTGGATGATAGGCTCTGCTTACTTTAAATGTATCTGTACAAACCTTAGACCACATTTCTTTTGAGACCGCCACAGACTTGCCAGTTTCTTTATAGTCAACAACAAATCCATTCCAAATAGCATCTCCTTTTTGATAGTCTCCTCTTCCACTATTCTTTTGCTGCTTTGCTCCATCACGCTTTGCTTCTGATCTTTCTGACATTAATTAATCCTATACGAGTTTTTGTGATTATCTGGGCATGTCCAGGTCATCTCTGTAGTAGCGCTATTCCAATAATAAAATGTAGAATCTTTTTCGCATTTAGAACATGGTCTAGGCTCATCAATTCTTTCTAAGCCAACTGGTGTGGGCTTATCTCCTATAAACTCATTAAGATTTGGCATTGATTTTTTCCGTTAAAGACTTAACTACCTTTGGATTATCACGAAGGTATTGCACAGCTTTTGCTCTTCCTTGTAGCCG